GATTATAATGGAGATGAGAGCGTTTATCAAGGGATATTATGTCAAGTGAAGTAAGTTTACCAGAAAACTCTGGCAAGATGAAAGGACATAACCAGCGAGTCGGATATAAGCCAGCAAGAGACTGGCGGGGGCGGTTTCTACCAGGACATGGGGGTGACTACGGGGGCATTAGCCTTGTCGGTATGCTCAAGGAGCATTTGTTTGAACATCCCGAAGAAGCCGAAAGCATTGTCCAGGCGTTGATTGCTATGGGCAAGGGCAAAGAGCTTGGGGCAATCAAGGAAATCCTTGACCGTATAGATGGCAAGGTAGCTGAGCGTCATCAGGTTGAAGGTGAGCTACCGATTAAGCTGGTGTTTATGCCTGCAAGGCAAGACTAGATTGGAAGTGGGTTTGGATTGGCTTTTCATTATACTATTGTTGGTCAGCCCATATAAAAATTTTCAATTTATTTAACATTATGTAAACTGAGCCGAGGGAAGAAGCCAAGTGCTTCAGGGTAGAAGGTGCAATTCTGGCAGAAATGGCACAAAGTCCGAAGCCCTGCCGTAGTAGGACAGCCAGACAATCGCCTTCAGGGGGCTAAAAACAGCTGACAGGAAAGCCGTGTAGGCTCGGCAACGAAAAAACTAAATAAGGTGTTCGCAAGAGGGAAAAACAAAGCTCATTTAATGGCAAGCGGAGGGGGCTAGAGCTTAAAATAGAGGGGTTTCTGCCTTCAAAATGAGGCATAAGGAAACAAAGTTGAAAGATTGGTTATATCCTAGAAAATACTGGGGTAGGATAGCACTTCATATTCCAATAGGTATAGTAATAAGTTTACTTATTCTAATTCATCCTACCTTGTCAGTAATGTTCGGGGCAGGATTTTATATTTATGAAATCTCCGAGAACTTTGATGAGCACGACAAGGCATATCCCGATATTGCTGGTAGTCTATGGGGGATTGCTATTGGTGCTGTTGGTGTACATTTTTTGAGCAGGTAGAAATGAAAACAGAGAGATGAAATGGAGGAAAAAACAGAATGTTTGTAGATTGCCCCTATCAGGAAAAATGCGTAGATTACCATAGTGAACTTTGCAAAACTTGTAAGAAGAATAACAACAGAAGTTATTATGAACCAGTTCAAGAATCTTATTACCATTATCCACCAATTGTTCCCTATCCGTCTACTACCGACTTTTATCCACCAACTACTCCCTACATTGTTGCCAATACCAATGATACCATTTCCACCCCAAGCAGTTAAGGAACTTGTCAAGCCAAAAATAAGAACCAAAGTAGATGGCTGAAGAGATTACTGAAGAGATTACTAAAGAGATTACTAAGTCTGTGATGTATACCAATGTCTTTGCCCGAAACCGAGCGAGCAAAGCCAGAACGGTTGTCAATGTAGGCGGGAGCGGGAGCTCAAAAAGCCACAGCCTAGCTCAGTTGATGATAGAAAAGTTCATCACTGAGAAAGACAAACAGTTTGTCATTACTAGGAAGACAATGCCCGCACTTCGTAGAAGTGCTTATGCTTTGGTCATAGAGCTAATGACTAAATACGGAATCTATGCCTATGTAGACCATAACAAAACAGATAATGTGCTTTTCCTGCCCCAAAGGAACAATACAATGTGGTTTATGGGATTGGATGAGCCCTCCAAAGCTAAATCTATTGCGGGTGGCGTAAGTTACTTTTGGCTAGAAGAAGCAGATGAATTTGAACTTGATGATTATCTAGCCTTCAAACTTCAACTCCGCCGACCTACACAAGACGAACCAAATCAATGTTTTTTGACTTTCAACCCTATTGACGAAAGTGGATGGATTCCAACGAAACTCATAGAGCAAGAAGATGTTGAAGTCATCCACTCAACTGTATTAGATAATCCCTTTGCTGACCCCGATTATGTAAAATCTCTTATGCAGATGGCTGGAGAAGACGAAAACTATTATCGTGTTTATGTCTTGGGCGAGTGGGGCAGACTAGAAAATCTTATATTTACTAACTACAAGCAGGTTGACGCTCTGCCTGAAAAGTGGGATGCTTGGTGCTACGGCTTGGACTTTGGCTACGCTCATCCGACTGTTTTAATGAAGGTTATGCGTGCTGATGATAAGTTGTATTGGCACGAATGTCTTTGCCAATCAAAACTAACTAATGCCGATTTGATAGAACGGCTATCTCATTTTGACCGGGGTGACATTTACGCCGATTGGGCAGAACCGCAGAGGATAAAAGAAATATCCAATGCGGGATACACAATTTTCTCTGCTAATAAAGATGTCAAAGCGGGTATTGATGCTTGTCGTCGGCAGACAATCCATATTACTAAAGGCAGCATAACAACTATTAAGCAAATCAGAGGTTACAGAAGGAAAAAAGATAGCACGGGCACTATCCTAGATGACCCTGTGAAGCTGGCAGATGACACAGTGGATGCGGGCCGCTATGGAGTGATGGGCTTAGTCGCTCGCTTTGGCTACTCTACTCAAAGACCACGCCCTATAGAGCCAATAAAGGCACTTAGTTTTGGGGACAAAATAGGAAACAAAATCTTAGACCGATGGTTAAAAAAGGGATAATAAATGAAAAAAACAACCAAACCAAGTGTGCCCGAGATTTTACAATTGTATGACGATGCCAAAAGGCGTTATTCCGAGTCAGGAATCTTTGGTCAGTGGGATGAAGACGAAACTTTCTACGAACTAGAGTTCAGGAACCGCTTGCTTCTGCCTAGAGAATTTGAAGCCGAAGGAATAATCTTGCCTACAGGTAGGGATATTGTAGATGTTTGCGTAGACCATACAGACATTATGAATGTCCGTGTCTGGGCAAATAGAAAAGGGGAATCCAAAAAATCCGAAGAGGAAACAAATCTTTTGCGGAAATTCGGATTAGGTGTTATCTACCGCAACAATGTAGAGGCGAGTATATCACCATTGAGAGTTGGGGCAAAACATTATTGGTTGCACGGATTGGCAGTAATTAAAACAGTCTGGGATGCTGACAAATGGGTAGACAAGCCAGAACGAAAAGAAAACGAATCTGATGATGCCTATGCTACTCGAATAGATGAGTGGAGAAGTGGACATCATGATTCTATCCCTATTGTCATCCAAGCGATTAACCCACGAAATATCTTACTAGACCCCTATTACGATGGGGGAATGTTCGTTTTTGAAGTTCGGGAGGAACTCTGCTTCAACACCCGTCAGAACTTTCCTTTGTGGAGTAACCCGCTGGGGAAGAAAGTTACAGATAGGGTTGAGCATATATCCTTCTGGACAAAAGATTATAGATGTGAACTCTATGACCGAGAGCCTATCTTGAAAGTTCCTAGTGGCGTTGCCAAACATTCTTACGGTTTTATCCCTTATACACCTATTGATACAGGCCTGGGCAATGTCTCGGCGACAAACGATTTGAAAAAGCGATATGTAGGTGTTTTGAGATATGTCAAAGAACTACTAATATCAGAATCAAGAGACTATTCAATTGGTGATGTTATTCTAAAGAGAACCGCTTTTCCCTGGGGTTATTTGAAGGGGCCCAACGCCCAATCAGTAACGGATGTATTTCAAAGATTCGGCGAATACAATGTTTTGCCCGATGGAGTAGAGATTGTTGATATGGCTCCCAAAGTTCCTCCGCAGGCTTTGCTGAGTTGGCTTAGTGTGGCAGCAGATTATCTAGCCTCACACGCTGCCCCTGCTTCTGTTCGTGGTGTGGGGGAGCAAGGAGTAAGGTCTGGGGCAGATAGACGACTTCTGATAGCTGAAGCCTCTACTAGGTATCAGTATAGCAACGAGGCATTCCGACACGGTATTGCTAAAGTCCTATCAAATTGTGCTCGGATTATGAAGAATGTTGTCCCAGGTGACATAAATGTCTGGGCCAGAACTCCTACCGATGAGTTTGACATTGAGATTAAAAAAGATAAAATGAAAGAGCCTTTTACATTCTATGTTGAATTTGCTCCAATTAGTGAGGAAGACGAATATCGGAGACACGATGACTTGGAAAGGCTTGTTAGTTCTACCTTGGTTACTCCGAAGTGGGCAAGGAAACAGATGAGCAATGTTGACCCAGAAGCAATGGAACTTGAAGAGGAAGTCCAGCGGTTGAAGGCAGACCCCGCTGTGCAACAGATTATTTCACAATACTTGGCAGGTAAAATGGCAAAAGCAATTGCTAAGAGAAGTGCAGCGGAAGGTGAAAGCCCAGCGGGGATGATGCCACCAGGAATGCCACCAGAGATGGGTGGAGAGATACCAGAAGCAGGCAGAAGGCTAGTTCCACCTATACCTACGACTGCCCCGTTGGGGAGTGCAGAAGATTTACAGAATAAACTAAGACAAATAAGAAGTCAAACACCTATTAGTCCGACGCAAGGTAGAGGAATAATGGCGGGAGGTTTTAGACCGTGAAGGATACTCTACTCAATCAGGCAATTGAAAAGGTTCTTGCCTTGAAGATGAAGGCTCTGGATGTTGTGTTAGACGAACTGGTTGAGCCTATCGGCGATATAGGTAATCCAGAAAAGGTTCTAGGTAAACCTTATGAAAGCTGGACACCTCAAGATTTACAACTCATGACACAGGT